AAAACATTCCCTATAGCCCCGGCCACTTTTGTTATCTAGTTGGTGGAAATAAGGCACATGAGTCTGCTGCGCTATTCCACTAACTTTCCAAGCCTCGAACCAAGCCGCATCCTCTCTCAGCAACTCCTCAGGCAAAGCATCCTCAAATTCTTTTATGGCGGCCAACTGATGGGGATCTCCCGGCTTGAAATGCGTGAAGAACGGAAGCAGCGTAAGCACCATGAAAAAGCGGTTCATCTGCTCAACGCCGGTTTAGGACAGCTTGAACGTTGAGATGCGGCACCTGCATGGTAGCCGGATAGAAAAAAGAAACCACCGCCACCAACAACGACGGCAGTCAACGTTCCCAAAACAAAAAACCCGCTGACCAAGACCCAGGCGGGCTCCGTTTTCATTTTTCGACCCTGTCTTGAGGAAACAGATTCTTGCTCACGTATTCACAGACTTGATCGTCGATCGTGTTATCCGTGCTCTTGGCGTAAGCCTGAAGCAAGTCAAGAACCAAAATCTTGACAGCTTTGCTCTTCAGGAACGAGAACAGAATCGGACGAACTAGAAACAGCATGGTGAGCTTGGTTATTGGCCAAAGTCTAGTTCCGGTCGCTATGGCCCTCAAGCCTTGCAACTGACCGCTCTAGCTCGCTGATCCTCGCGAAAATCTCCTGATCCCTAAGCCTGAGGTCAGTATGGAGAACGTCCATCCTTGTGGCTAAATTATCAACAGCTGAAGTCAGCCTTACCAACGAGTCCCGACCTGTTTGGTTCTGACGGCTTGCGCCCGCAATCGCCAAACCGCCAACACCGATCGACGCTCCAGCAACAGCAGCAAGAACCTCGACCACCATCAACCAAACGTTTCGACTAATCATGGCAGACTCACAAGAAAATCATGACGAAAAAGAAGGGGTCTCAGTTGCAGATCTTGTTAAATGCGCTGTTTTAGTTTGGAGCGCAACATTACTGACCGTTTCTTATTTAGGGTTCTTCCCTCAAATGAAAATGGATAATACGTTCGTAGCGAGCCTTTTGACTGGTGCAATGGCAAGCTTTGGCATAGAACGTAAATCATCTAATCAACAGAAGAAGGCACCACCTAAGGTAGAAACACCTAATAGCACTCCTGCAAAATGAAACGGTTTGCTCTCTTAGCGATTGCTCTGGCATTCGCTCCAGCAGCCCACGCTGATTTGACCCATAAGATCCAAAGCTCTGTTCAGCTTCAGGTCGGTGGAGCGATGACCACTGCAAACCGCATCGGGTCAAGCTTCTCGATCAGTGGTTCAGGCGTTGATACAACAGACGGCACCACAGCAAACACCATCTCGACAGGTGCCATCACTTCAGGTGTTTACGCTCCAGGAACCATTGCTGCAACCCAGGACAACCCTGGTTCAGCGTTTAGCTTTAGCCAGTCATACACCCAAGCCGATGCCGTTCCAACCGCTGCCCCGGCACTAGGAGCAGTTCAAAATTTTGGCAGCTTGCAATCCACTGAATCCGGCACTGCGGGAACACTGGCCGGAACAATCTCAAGCGCAGGAGCCATTACGGTGACAGCCGGTGGAGCTAATACCCTTGGCATTGGACAATTTGTCACTGAGCTGAAAATTGACTGATGAGATTCCTGCTCTTATTGCTTTTCAGCTTGGCCGGGGACGCTCTATTTTTTACTAAGCCGGTTGCAGCAGTACCTGTCGTTCCAAACTTCTCGACAGGCAGCATGACCACACACACGGAAACGACCAGTAACGTCACAGAAACAATTGTGAGCGAGTCCTACGAAACAGGCTGGCAATACTCTGTAAGTGGCACCAACATTGAACCCGCAAACGGAGCAAGCCTTACACCAGGCACAACAACGGTTAACGGATGGTCAGCTCTCGACGTAAACAACAAGCCAAGTTGGAAGATCACCAGCCCTGGTGGAGCGTTTCAATTCGTAGAGACCTATTCAGGCCCAGGTCTCTCGAACGTCACCACAATCCAGCGCGTCACCGAAATAAATCAAATCACCGACACTATCTCTACTTTCTCGCAATAGTCTTAGCCGCTCCAGCAAACGCAGAAACGATTGGCGGCGTTTCAGCTACCGCCGCTCCAACAGCAACCAGCTCTGGAAGCGTTACAAATCAGGCGGTGATGATTGCACCGTCCCAACATCTGACAAATTCTTACGGCAATGGTATTCAATGCCAAGGCCCAATCCTTACGGTCACTCCATATGTCAATCGATCCAAATCTTGGCAGCTTCCGTTTGAGAGTTATTATGACGATCCTGTATACGATCTCTCTGATCGGGATGATAACGGGATACTCGATAATCCTGGATCCGTCTTATATGAGATGCCAACAAGAACGGGCCAACGCGATTCGCACAACTGGAGCGGCGGACTTTCGATGCAAATAACCATCCCCTTGGATGGCGGCCTACAAGCACGATGCAAAGCAATGGCTGATGCCAACATCAAACTGCATCAGCAAAACGTAGAAACGCGAAGATTGGAATACGAAATCGCAAGACTCAAAAACTGCGGAGAACTAAAGCTCAAAGGCATTGAGTTTCACCCCAAGTCACCCTATTTTGCTGTGTGCGCTGACGTAGTAATCAAACCCAAGCCAGGGCAAGTCCTACAGCACAAACACGCTATCCCTTCCGTTTTGCCCGTTGAGCTTTCCGGCGCTCCGCAACCGATACAGGTGGTCCCTTTTTCCCAAAAGCCTTAGAGACTTTGGTCAGCACTTTCTTTACAACGGGCTTGATCAACTTCAACAAAAATGGCGTGGCTAGACCTGCCGCAACGCCCACTGATGCCGTTAGCGCAACAGTTGTTGCAGCCGGTAACGACGGAACAGCGTTTATCATCTGTTCAGGCAACTTGATTGATTCATATAGGACGACGCATTTACCGTCCTGAATCTCATAGCCCGAAATTCTTTTGTTACCGCCTTGAATAACCGTTCCGACCTCTTTGGCTCTCAAGGGAGGGCACCTAGGATCTTCGTCAATTGCCGCTTTCGGTTGGGGAAGATTCGGCGCAGCTGGCGCTGGCGCTTGTGGTGTCTCAGGCGTCGAAGTTTCTGGCAACGGAGCGACTGGATCAGAAACTAACTTCTCTGGCCTGTAGTCCATTGCATTGAAACTAGGCAGATCAATGATTGGAACGCCAATGTTGACCGTTACGGGTGGAGCAATTGGCACCGACAAAGGAGCTGGTCCGTTCCAACTCCGAATGTCGTTGATCCCAATAGTGCGAATTTCAGGCATTCCCCTGCAATCTGGCAATCAACCGATCCAAATACCAACTGGCCTTGCCTGCATCCTGGAGCGCATTGCCCTTGTGCCACATCCTCAGCAAATATTTGAGCGTCTGACCCAGCAAGTAGCCGCTAACAGCATCATCAGCGTCCCTCACTGAATCCTCAATAACCTCAATAGCCTCAACACGACCTTGGTTGTAATGGGACGGAGAGTTGATCAGATCTGACATTAAAAAGGCAAAGCAGGACCGGTCTCAGTTGGTAGCGCAGGCATCATCTCTTTGACTTGCCCAGGCATTGCATCTGTCACCGCTCCAGACACTAATTCACCGACAAAAGCTTTAGCCTGATCTATTGCCTGTTGTTTCATCTCAGGAAACTTGCTGACCGCATAGAAACTTGTGCCAACTAACGCTCCAGACATGGCAAACGACAGAACACTGATCACGTTGAAAATCTTCTGCACGAAAAAACCCCTAATAGTGTGAGGCTATCAGGGGTGCTCTCCATCGTCTGACCAAGCCCGACACTCAGTCAGTCCTGACTATAGATCAGAAAGCCCACTTGGCCCCAAGTTTGCCGCCGTAGCTGTTGTTCAAGTCGCCAGTGATTCCAGCAAGCTCTGCATAGACAGAAACCTTGTCAGAAGCAGCGACTGAACCGCCGATCTTGCCGGAAAATTCAAGCTCGGAATCCATGCCATCAACAGAGACAAGCGCCGGACCGCCTTGGACATAAACGCTGTAAGGGCCTTCGCTGTGCTCATAGCCCAAGTGAAGGTCAGTCACGTTGCCTGAATAATCAGAACCGACCCAGCCAGCATTTGCCTCAACGTTGGCATAAGGGCCAGCAACAGCAGCAGACGCGCCAAAGGCAAGAGCACCAGCAGCGCAAGATAAAGACTTGATCATCAAACTAAGCAAAACCACTCAAAGCTTACTTGCCTTGACCCCTAAGTGGCTTCCTTCTATGGGACGGTTTGGAATGCTTCCCATTGCCCTGACGGGTTTTCTTGGGTTTTGCATTGATAAAATCAACCTCAGCAAAACCTTTTGGCTTAGCCATTGATGCTCATCGTGTTGTAATGCTTCTTTGCTAACCCTGTATACAAGCCGTGCATCGGATGATCCTTATCATCACGGCCTTCGTACTTGTACAGAGCCTCAATCCATGCAGACCTATTCTGCATCGCAACTTGATCTTCCGCTCCAGGCTTGCCAGGAATCATTGGGTCAGGTCTTTTCATCAGGAACTAGCCATCAAACCATGAGCAGAAGCAAATGCTAGTAAAGCTTCCACCTTTGCTTCAAGCGTCACGCAATACTGCAACAACTCGGCATTTGTTGGAGCGGTAGCATCTGCAATCGTGTTGGTATCACTAGCTGTTGGCAATGATCCGCTGGATGCAGTTGTCGTGATGTCAGCCACATGCGTTGATTGAACCGCTGACGTAGCGCCAAAGAATCCAATCTTGTTGCCATCGATTTCAAGCCTGGTCGCTAATGTTCCAGCCGTTTCCACCTGGATCTTAAACCGTCCATCTTCAGTGCTTTCTGACGCATCAGAAATCTCGCCAATCAAGGCGACGTAATCAACATCAGCAGGAGTTGAAGCGTCGTTTTTTGATCGATAAAAAACACTGCTAATCACGTCATCATCTTCACCTTCCGTCGTGTTGCGGTGGTGATATAACGTAATATCTGCGCTTGATGCTGCATCATCAGCAGTGCTTTCAAGCTGTAAAGCTGTTGATGTGAGGCTAGTCGTTAGATGTAGCGGGAATGCTGGCGCGGATTGTCCTATTCCTACATAAGGCCCATACAGCCTGACTCTGCTGGCATTCGTCCCAGAAGCAGATGAAATAAGGTCAAGAATGCCGTCTTCTGAAGCATTCGTTGTGGTTTGAATGCCTGCATTGATTTGCGCGTAGGCATGGTCGTTTCCAGCGGCATCTTTCCCGCGAAACTCAATATTCCCCAGGTTGTCGTTTGCAGCAGGTGAAGCAGAGTTGCGATACAACACCACATCGGGTGCAGTGTCTAACCCAGCATCAGTGTTCTCAATAATGACCTGATCAGTCGTGTCTGAGCTGAACAGATGAAATTGAGCCGCAGCCGTTCCAGCGCCAACTTGAAAACCAGCCGTCGTGAACTTGGCATT